TGTTTAGTATTATATCAGGTATATTAGGTTTTGCTACTTCAGGTTTGCCATCACTACTTGGCTTTTTTCAGCAAAAAGGTGACCAAAAACATGAACGTGAAATGGCTCAATTACAGAACCAACAAGCATTGCTTATGGCTGAAAAAGGTTTTGTATCACAAGAAAAAATTGCTGCAATTGAACTAGAAGGAACATACGCAGAAACATACGCACAAGAACGTGAAGCATTATACACACATGATGCTAAACTTGTAGAAGGTGCATCACAATGGGTAAAAACTCTTAACGCTTGTGTAAGACCATTTGTAGCATTTACTTTTGTAGGGTTACTTGTATTTGTAGACGTAGCAGGGTTTATATGGGCAGTTAAATCTACAGGTGGATTTACTCCAGAATCTATGGATGCTATATTTTCTAGCGATGAGATGAGCATTGTAGCTTCTATTATTGGTTTTTACTTTGGTTCTAGAACTTGGGAAAAGAAACGTGAAAGCGTCTAATGTTTGCATACAACTTCTTAAACATCATGAAGGAGTTAGGTACAAGCCTTATCGTTGCCCTGCTGGTCTCTGGACTGTGGGTGTTGGTCATCTTATCGGTGATGGTAAATCTTTGCCTAGAGAATGGGACAAAACTTTTACACAGGATGAAGTAAATGGAATTCTTAAATCAGACCTACGTCGCTTCGAGTTGGGAATATCTAAGATGCTACCTAACGTGCCTCTTAGACAACACGAATTTGACGCTATCTTATCTTTCTGCTTTAATCTTGGTCTTGGTTGCTTTCAACGAAGCACCATCCGTCAAGCGTTGCTTCGTGGCGATAAAGAACAAGCTATGGAGTCGTTAGTTAAGTATTGTAGAGCTGGTGGTAAAATATTAAAAGGATTACAAAATAGAAGATTAGATGAGAAACGACTATTTCTTGGTGTATAATAAGTAAACTCATAACTAAAGGTTATTATGAAAATTTTACTTATTGATATAGAAGTAGCACCAAATACTGCTCATGTCTGGGGTATCTTTGACCAGAACATCTCTATAAATCAATTACTAGAATCATCTTATACTTTATGCTATGCAGCAAAGTGGTATGGTGAATCTAAAATCATGTTTGACTCTATTCAAAAATCTGGCAAACAAAAGATGCTAGACTCTGTGCATAAACTTCTTGACGAAGCTGATGCCATCGTTCACTACAACGGTTCTAGGTTCGACATACCCATACTACACAAAGAGTTTTTACTCTCTGGTATGCCACCTCCAGCACCCTCCAAACAGATAGATTTATTGCAAGTAGCAAGAAGACAATTTAGGTTTGTTTCTAACAAACTAGACTATGTATCACAGGCTTTAGGATTAGGTAGTAAAACAGAACATGAAGGTCATGCTTTATGGGTCAAGTGTATGAATGATGACCGTAAGGCATGGAAAATTATGGAAGAGTACAATAAAAACGATGTTGTGTTGTTAGAAAAAGTTTATGATAAGTTTAAGGCATGGATTAAAAACCATCCTAATCATAATGCGTATTCCGCAAATGCTTGCTGTCCAAATTGCGGTTCTAGCAAATTACAAAAGCGTGGTACTGCTATTACTACAACTAGACATTATCAGAGGTTTCAATGCCAGCATTGTGGGACATGGAGTCGAGCAGCGAAAGCGGAACAGTTGTCCAAAGAGTCCGTTATCAGCATTTAAGGAAAATTATGAATATAGAAAAATTATGTGAGCATATCGTAGGTAAAATGATAGTAGAAGCAGAATCCTACTATGGTGAAGATGTGCTTATTTTGGTACTAGATGACGGAAGCCACATCGAGATTAGCGGTGATGGGCTTTCCGTATATTCAGAAGTGCCAGAACTAGACGATTAGTCGTCAGTCATTTCAAGTCTTTGTAGCTGTGCTGTAATTTCTGGTGGATTGATAGCAACTTCATCTTTTAATACTTCTACCAATTTATTTTTATACCATTCAGATTTAGCTAAATCCTCTTCTGGTCTGCCCTTAAATGGGTATCTTAAATCATACTTCAATTTAGAACCTTTAAGGTATCCAATAAACTCTTCTTTAGTCAAACGACTAGCAATAATATCTATTGCTTCTAACCCACCTACCAAATAGTGCTTTGGATGATTTACATTATCCATGTGCTGCCTCCCTTTTTAAAGATTTTTTCATTCTATTTGCTGCATTACCCATTCTTGCTACCATAGTTTTGCTTGCAGTTGGTTTTAATTTTAACAAACCTTTACTTGCTAAATCTTTTAACTTATCACCATTTATCTTAAAACGTTTTCTAGTGTCATTATTAGTTCTACATAATGGTGAATCTATAAATGCTTGTATCTCATCACACAACTGTCTATTATAACTTCTTGGTGCTCCCATATTAAACTCCTACTAAAGACGATTTAACATATTTAAGTATTCCATAGTTCCATCCTCGCATTGTACACTCTATTAGCGTATAGTCAAGTAATAATTCATCTATTTTACGTCTATTGTATGCACTATGAAATTCTACCAAAAATATATTAGGAAAATGCACTAGGTTTTCTAGTATCTCAATTTCTGCACCTTCTGTATCTATCTTTATAATATCGCATTGTGGCAAGTGTTTAGCAGACATAACTTTAACCATTTCACCTTCTTGTCTTTGCTCCTCACCTTGAAACATACTAGCCTCGCCACAGTTATGTAAACCATAATACATCATGCGTTCACCATCATCCTTACCTATGGCTATGTTTCTAACAGCTATATCAGTTCCTTCAATGTTCTGTCTTAATAGGTCGTAGTTAGCCTTTATAGGCTCATAGCAATCAATTTTAGCATTATTGAAGTATTCGTGTGCCCAAACTGCAAACCCTCCTACATTAGCTCCTATATCAATAATATAGGGATTATCTACTTTACCTACAGCATACTCACCTTGAAATATTTTACCAACGTGAGCAATCATGTCGTTAGGAATAATCATACAAGTCTTCCACTATACTGATAAGTTCCTGTATGGACTAATTGTGCCCATGCAGCACCCCAAACTTTAATACCATTATCCCTAGCTAGTTTACAGAAATGATAATCCTCTGAAAGTAATCGTTTGTCTTCATCAATGCTAGTAGCAAAGTATTCCACAATCTCATCACCTAAATTAGAGTTGTCATTTGTGTCATTCATGTTATGGATATATTTAGGGCACTTGTCTTTAAGTTTCTCAAACACTTCACGTTTAATTACCATGAATCCTGTGCCACCATGTTTAATCTCAAAAGGCTTGTCCAAAGGAACTAATTGCTCTTTAACATCACCTACCATGTTTACCACATACTCACCTGTAAAGTATTTAAGTTGGTCTTCTGGCACATTCTTTTTAATAGCAAATGCTAATGCCCCAAAGTTAATTTCTTTTTTAGGATAAAGACCACATATAATTTCTACGTCTGCATCAATCATTTTAAACAAATGCTCTGGCTTAAAATGAATGTCAGCATCAACAAACACCATATGCGTACAATCAGACTTTAAGAAGTCATTAACCATAGTGTTGCGACCACGAGTAATAAGGCTTTCGTTGTATAGAAATGAAAAGTAAGCATCCATATCTTTTACAATTAAGTTAGCTTGTAGGCTTAACATAGATTCTAAATATGTACCGTAACACAGACCTCCGTACATCGGTGTTGCTATAAATAAATTAGGTTTCATACTTAACTCCATGTAATTGTTCTATAATTCTTGCAAATTGTATCATTCTGTCTATTGTCATTGGCTCATATCTAGTTGGAAAAACTTTGCTATAAGCATCAATTATTTGTTCTTGCGTGAGTGGTTTATAATCCACCATTTGCCTCCGTTAGTTTTTTACTATCATATTTTTTAACATTAGTTACTTTTACAATATTTTTGGTATCTGCAATTAATGGTGTTATGGTGACATTGTGAAGTTTTAATTTAAGGTCTTTTAACCATGACATTTCTGTAGGTTCTGAAGTCATAAGACCAGACCATACAAGTTTACCTGTGCTATCAAATTCCTCTACAAGCCATGCTAACGGTTTCATTAATAAAATACCATCCTTCCTATGTGTGTTTTTTTCCTTTTACCAAACCAATGAGTTTTTGGCGGTATTGAATCATCATGAAAATATAAAGCATTTGCAACTGGGTTAGCATGTTTATGATGAATAATCGTATCAATAACCAAAAGTTTAGTCTCCAAATACGCCCTTTTATCAACGGTAGGATGGCTTTCATCCGTAACCCCAATAAACTGACCATTAGCATAAACAACAGAGCATACGTCACGACCCCAGCGACCACTACGAACCCTATTACGTATAACATTAATCACCCCTACCTTTTCTTCTAGTGAACGAGTATTAACCTCGTGATAAACAGCAGTAGCATAACACGCTATGTCTAACTCTAAATTATTAATGTCCATTTGGTTGGTAAAACCCACTAACTAAAGGCATAATAATGTCTGCACCTATTTTGTTAATAAC